GCACTCGCACTGACCGCAGAAAGGGGGGTGTGATATGGCAATCACTCTAAGCGGCTCAACCATCACTATTGACAGCGGCGTTGCCTCTGGCACGGCCACAGGCGGTTCTGCGAACACGCTGACTGGTTCTGGTTTTGGCGCGTGGGCTGGCCGCATCGTCTGGATTACCGGCGGCACCGGGGCAGGGCAGTCGCGCTTCATTCGTACCGCTACGTCTACGACACTGACCGTCGAACCAAACTGGGACATCACCCCAAACGCCACTAGCGTGTTTTCGATTGGGTACACATGGGCCGATGTGGATGCAGCTCTGGCCGGAGTCACAGTTTCAAGCGCGAATTTTTATTTAGTGCCATACAACCTAACACTATCTGCGGCAGGATTTATAGGGTCTATAAACGAACACGTTCGATTCACTGTCAGCTTATTTATTCTGACCACTGCTGCTGGTTCATTGTGGCAGCAGGGCCGCCTGTTTGCCAGTGGTATTGGGGCGCAGGGTGGTTCGGTGGAAATTGCCTATGCACTATCCAGCGGAACATTCAACGACATGGGGTTGGCTGGCCGTGTTCGATGGTATCGCGTTAACGTTGCGGCACTTCCGGGCAATGGTAACTACCGCTTCAACGACTTGGTGACATCTGAAGGGCTCGATTTACGAGACAGCTACTTTAACAACGTCTATGTTGTGGCACGAGGGGCTGATCGAATTGAGCGTTGCGCGTTCAACACGAAACCGTTTTGGGTAAAGAGCGCCGCCTCGCCCACGCTTGCAAACCTGTCATTTATTGAAAACTCTTTCATTATCTCTGGCGACAACGGGGCTGGTGCCGACTCGCATTATTTCGGGCTGGAATTTCAGGGTATTCCGCAAGACGCTACATTTAGCCGACCCTACTGGGTCTGGACCTCCACCACAAAAGAGGGGGCGTATTTTTGGAATACCGCTGCACCGGCATTTGCATCGACATATGCAGCGTCGTATTGGTATCCCGGAACGCCAGCCGGAGCAGGCTTTTACACTGGGCGCACTGTTAATGTGCAGACTCGCCGCGCAGATAACAGCGCAGCAGCATCGACGGTGGTTGGCTTATGGAACGCCGCAGGCAACGCTGCGTGGTTTGTAGGAGTCAGTGCAACAGACGGCACGCCCACAAATAGTCTCACGGTCACAACAAACGCGAGTGGCAACTACGTGAACCCGCACCCTGCGGTTGCAGGGCAGTCCGGCCTAGTGGTCGCGGAGAGGGTCAAGCAAGCAGGAGCCACGCAATACGGACCATGGACAGTTCGTGCGCGGCTTTATGGGTTTATGGAGGCTGGCGGCGCGCGCAACTACACGAACAACTCAACCGAGACGATGTTCATGCTGGCGGACACCGCCATTACGCAAACAAACGCCGCAACGGTTTCCGGATACACCACGCTCGAAACCAGCGCGAAGTTGTACGATTACTATCAGTATTTCCTGAGCCTAGCAGCGAACATCAAAACCGACAATTCGCTCACCCGCGCCGGCACCCTGATAAACGCTGGCAGCTACAACATCACCATCGACGCTACGGCTGCAAGCGTGTTCTCGCTGGCAGGCAACACCGTCACCATCAAGGCCAGCACCTACACCGGGGACATGACGACCACCGGGCTGATTACGCTCGCCAACGGCGCGCAGTTCGTGGGCACGCGCACTGACGCTAACGGTACGATTGTCCCGCCTAAGACCGTCAGCATCACCGGCATTACGGCTGGCTCGCGCCTGCGGGTCTACAACAACACCACGGCTACCGAAGTGGTCAACCAGATCGTCGCTGGCACCAGCTACAGCGCCACCTACAACGACGGCACTGGCTACACCACAGGCAACACGCTGACGATCACCGTCACATGGCAAAGCGGCACAAGTGCAAAGCTACCATTTTCCACACAGGTCATCGTTGGTTCCACTGGCTGGTCGGCTCTGGTCACGCAGCAGGACGACACGGTGTACGCAGGCATCGGCGTGGACGGCTCTACGGTGACCGAGTTTGTTCCTGACTACCCCAATGTGCAGGTGGACATTAGCGACCCCAATGGGCAGACTTCCGCAGATCGGCTGTACTCATGGTTTGTCTACACGACAACGACAGAGAGCGGCATCCGCAACTGGTTCGGAGGCATCGTGGCCGAGGATGCGGCCAACTTCCGCGTGATAACGGCCATCCTCAATCTCAAGCTCGACAATATATCGGCAACGGGCGTCGAGTTCACGGGCGGGCACAGGCTTTACCGTGATGACAACGCTACACCACTGGTATCTAGCACCTCGGGCGGCGGGTCGATTACGCTATTTGCGGGCAAGGTCTACACCAGCGTCGTTAGCACAGCATCGCCGGTGATTACGGGAGACATCACAGACATCCCTGCTGCCGTGCAGTCTGGCATGACCGCACAAGGCTACACCAGCGCACGGGCCGCTAAACTTGACACTGCGCTCACGGCTTCTAAATTTCTAGCGCTGAAGTAAACCATGCTTCTGCTTCTGCGATCACTGCTCATAGCCGCAGGCGGCGTCACCCGGCGCCCCAAGTCTACCAACACCCTCAAACTGCAGCGCATCAAGGACGGGCGGGCCACAGCCCTGTCCGCCAAGGCGCTCACGCACGCGCGGCCTGCCACAGGCCGGGGCGCCACAGTTATTCCAGAGGTCGTCGCAGCGCCGGGCGCCGCCGTGCTTTGGTCTGGCCGGGCGGGAACCAAGGTGCGCGCACTCCGGGCCAAGGGTTATGCAGCTATGACAGTAGTGGGGTGTGTAACGCGCACCCGCGCTACGCCCCCAGCCGCCGCCGGAGGGGCCACGGGCACTTGTGCCCACCTCCGAGCCCGTACGTCGGGGAACCGTCCCGCGTCTGTGGCCGCCGGGCGGGTTTCTTTGGCACCGTTCACGTCCTTTTCTGCGCACGCGCCAGCCATTGCGCGGGGTATTCGTAATTTATCTGACGCCGAAGTTGCTGCTGTGGTTCGTGTTACTATTGACAGGCGACGTTGAAGTAGTACATTTACGTTATATTTTTGGAGATCGTTATGTCCCGTGAAAACCTTTTGGCTACCCAGATCAACATGCCTACCGTGACTTCGGTTGCCGCAGGTTCGCTGGTATCGCTCTCGTTGACCCCTGCTGCCGTCGCAACTATTGTGGCCGCCAAGCAGACGTTGACCGTCGCGGGCCTGAACGTCGGCGATTCTGTGATCCCGTTGTCCAACCCAAATACCACAGCCGCAGCGCTGACTGGCGCCGAAGTATCGGCTGCCAACACCCTGCGCCTGACGTTCGTGAATCCCACTGCAGGTCCGCTGACCCCCACTGCGGGCACGTACACCTTCTTGGTTATCAAGGGTTCGTAACCAGCCATGCTTCTCGCCCCTGACGATGCTGCGCTTTTTGCGCAGGTAGGCCAGCACAACCGACAGTTTGTCGAGTTAGTGGCTCGCTTGCGTCAGGCGGAACTAGAGGCTATGGCCCGGACGAACAACGACAATTTCTGCACCCTTAAAGGCCGGGTGCAAATGCTGACAGAATTTCTGCAGCAGCTTAGGCCCTGACTTTCCCCTTAGCAAGTGAGCAAGGACACAAAATGACACTCCCCGCGCAAATCCAGAAGCAAGTTGACGACGCCAAGGCGATTATTGAGCAGCACTACGGCCCTGACGCCGGAACCGCTGACCCAGTAGCCCCTACCGAAGTCGAAGGTTCCGCTCCGGCGCAAGCCGATCCCGAACTTGCAGCCGTTGCTGCCACGCAACAAGAGCCTGCGCGCATGCAGGGAGAAACCGCCACCCCGGCGGAGGACGAAAACAGCCCCACGTACGCCCAGCGCTGGCGTTCGCAGCAAGGAATTGTCAACGCGGTCAACCGCAAGTTGCAAGAATCCGAAGCACGAACTGCCAACCTTGAGCAACTGGTCGCCTCTTTGCAGAACGCTTCTGTTGCGCCACAAGCGCAGCACACCCAATCCCGTTTGGTAACGGACACCGATGTCACCGAGTACGGCTCGGAGATGGTGGACTTTGCCCGGCGCGTGACGCGGGAAGAGATAGCTCCTATCGTGCAGGCCCTGCACGATTTGAACCGTCGGATAGAGCAGTTGCAAGGCATGGCCCCCACCGTGCAGCGTGTCGTAGCCAACCAGCAAGCCACGGCCGAGCAATCGTTCGCGGACAAGCTGACACGTGCGGTACCGGATTGGACTCGTATCAACGATGATCCCCGGTTCCACGATTGGCTACTGACCCCCGACGATATGACTGGACTCCAGCGCCAGACCTATCTCGCGGATGCTGAACAGGCACTAGACCTCCAACGTGTTGTGAGCATTTTCCAAGCATGGAAACGTGAATCAGGAGTTCAAACCGCGCCTGTAGCGGCCGCTCCGGCAGTTCCGTCCAATGCCTCGAAGCTCGAAAAGCAGGTGGCCCCCGGTCGTGCATCCGCATCGACTGCAGCCCCTTCGCAGAAAGCTGAGAAGCAGTACACCCCAGCCGACATCGCAGCGTTCTATCGGGACAAGCTGCGCGGCGTGTACAAGGACCGTGCCGCCGAGGCGACAGCAATCGAGCGTGACATTTTTCTGGCCCAGCGCGAAGGACGTGTTGTCCAACGCGCCGCATAACTTTTTAAGAGGTAATTCAGATGCCATTTCCTGTAGCAGCCGGCGGTGCAAACTATGCCGGTAATTTCATCCCAGAAATCTGGTCTTCCAAACTGATCGAGAACTTCTACGACGCCACTGTGCTCGCAGCAATCTCGAACACTGACTACGAAGGCGAGATCAAGGCCCACGGCGACAAGGTTCAGATTCGTCTGACCCCTGAAGTCACCATCCGCCCATACCAAAAAGGTATGAACCTGACCGTCGAGCGCCCTGACAAGCCAAAGATCACGCTGGAAATCGACCAAGGCGAATACTTCGCTTGCGTCGAAGACGACGTGGACAAAGTGCAATCGGACATCGCCTTGATGGATGGCTGGTCGAAGGACGCATCTGAAAAGATGAAAATTCAGATCGACAGCAAAATCCTGACCGGCATGTTGCCCGATATCGCTGCGACCAACCTCGGCGCTGCCGCAGGCCGTATCAGCCAGTCGATCAACCTCGGCGCCACTGGTTCCCCTATCCAAGTGACCAAGACCAACGTGTTGGACTTGTTGGTGGACGCTGGTACCGTGTTGGACGAAGCCAACTGCCCTGAGTCGGGCCGCTTCATGGTTATCCCTGCGTGGATGGCAGGCATGATCAAGAAGTCCGACCTGAAGGACGCTTCCCTGACCGGCGACAGTTCTTCTGTTCTGCGCAATGGTCGTCTGGGCATGATCGACCGCTTCACCCTGTACACCAGTCACAACCTGAACAGCGTGACCGATTCCACCTTCAAGTGCTTCAGCGTCATTGCTGGCCACAAGATGGGTCTGACATTCGCTTCGCAGATGACCGAGATGGAAAGCCTCCGTGCTGAATCCACCTTCGGAAACATCATCCGCGGCCTGCAGGTGTACGGCTACAAAGTGGTCAAGGGTGAGGCTCTGGCAAGGTTATACATCCGTCAATGACCTATATGAACAAGCCGTGCAGCCGTTGCGGGGAGTCTAAATCCGGGGTGGAGTTCTATAAAAAGACTTCTGCCCCGGACGGGCTGTCCTCCGCATGTAGAGCGTGCTCTAAGGCCATGGAGAAAGCGAGCAAGAAGCGCCGAGCTGCTGCAACGCCCCCCATGGCCCATAAGGTATGCTCCGGCTGCAAGGTTTGTCACCCAGCTAGCGAGTTCCACAAGAACGCGGCCTGCCCCGGAGGGCTCGCCGCATACTGCAAGCCTTGCATGGTGGAGGTTTGTGTACGCTTGCGAGCAACGCGGCGCGCGGCTACTACGCGTAACCACAAAAGCGATCCAGTCCGGCTTGCTGCGTGGCGCAAGAAGTATTACGACGCGCACCGCGCGACCCGAGTGGAAAACGCAAACCGTTGGCAACGGGAGAACCCCGGCTTGGTAAACGCCAAGGTGGGACTTCGACGGGTCAACAAGCTGCGGGCTACGCCTAGCTGGGCCGATCTAGAGTTCATTGAGTTGCTGTATGTGGAAACTTCGGACCTGAGCCGCCGCGAAGTTCGAGGGGTTTTTCACATAGACCACGTTGTTCCTCTAAAGAGCAATAGGGTGTGCGGATTGCATACAGAGGAAAACTTGCGTGCAATCCCGGCGAAGGCTAATATGTCTAAGTCCAACCGGTTTTGGCCGGATATGTTTTAACGTTTCAAGGAATCATCATGGCAAATTACACAATCGCGCAACTGCGCACCGTGGGCATCAACCCCGCTGGCACCGACTTCGAGGGCACTCCCGGCGCTTTCTACGTCGAGTATGAGTTTGACGGCAGCAAGCGTTCGACCGTGGCGACTGACACCGTGGACATGTTCGAGTTCCCCGCCTTCGCTGGCGTGGTGATCGACGGCGCTGCGGTTACCACCGTCAGGGCTGGTACAGCTACCGTGACCCTCGCGGTCACTCTGGGCGCTGCTGCTGCTGCTGGTACGGCCGTCACTGGCCTGACCGCATGGGCTGGCGACGCCGCTGCTGGTACCAAGTTGGTGAAGTTGGCCACTGCTGCCAACTCGCTGATCAACACCACGGCCTCTGGCTTCATCAAGGTACAGTTCGGCACTGTCGGCGCTGGCGTTGGTCGCTATCGCGTCCGCGTGTTCGGCCGCATCTTGGAAGCTGCCTCTGCTACCTAATCGCGTAAAACCGGCGTAGAATAAAGGGGTGCCCAACGGCACCCCTTTTCTTTTGGAGACCCGCATGGCTGACCGAATGCTTCGACACATCCCCTCCGGCGTCCTGTACGTCTACCAAGACGTATTTGCGCAACGCCCGGACTTCGAGGAAATTATCAATGTGGAGGCCCGGGTAATCCCTGACTCTGAGGTCCGCGCACCTCGCCGGGCGAAGCCCAAGGCGGAAGTCGTTGCTGTTGACGCTGACGCGCTGTCTGAAGACGCGAGCCGGGGCCTGCCATGAGTTTCACCGTCGCTGAGATTGTCGCGGATGTTCGTGATGAGATACAGGACGCAATGGTCCCCTATCGATACAGCGACGAATTCATTGTCCGCAAGCTGAACCAAGTCATGCGCCGCGCGGCCATCCTGCGCCCCGACTTGTTTGTGGTTGTGGAATCCCTCACGTGTGTAGCGGGCAGCCTACAGACTGCCCCCGCGGACTCCATTCGCGTTCTGGATGCGCTGTCCAACACGAACGGCCGGGCACTCAAGGAAGTATCCCAAGAGGTGCTGGACATGATGGCGCCTACGTGGGAAGCCCTCGCGCCCGGGCCAGCGGTCAACTGGATGCGCTACCCGCGCGACCCCAACCGTTTCTACGTGTACCCAGCGGCCACAACGGCCGACACACTTACCATCACATATGCGCGCTGCCCAGCCACACTGACTTACCTCGACACTGTTGTGCTGCAGGACGTGTACTCCCCCGTCATCACAGACGGTACGGTATGGCTCATGGAGTCCATCGACGCCGAGCACGTGGAATCCGGTAGCGCCAAAATGCGCCAAGACTCGTTCATGTCCGGCCTGTCCGCGGGCCTGACTTCCCGCCGTATTACGGACGTGGGCACCGCTGGGCTGCCCCCTGAAGAGGTAATTCAATGAAAAAATATTCTGCCTCCATAGCCACGACCAATGGCAGTGCGCTGGAGGTATTGTCCACCGCCACCGTCACCGTCACGCTCGCTGGCACAGCCACGGTAGCAACGCTATACAGCACCAACGCTGGCGCAGCCAAGGCAAACCCCTTCCAGAGCACTACCACTGGCCTGATTGAGTTTTACGCGGCGGACGGTCGGTACGACATCACTGTGTCCAAGGCTGGGTATACCACCGTGGTAATTTCCGATGTCCTTTTTGAAGACCCCACGGATTTGGTGGACGACGGCATCACCGGGGTAGGGATTACCCTATGTACCCTGGATAGCACTCCCATCGGGGGCACGACTCCGGCCTTGGGCGGGTTTACTGGGGTGCAGCTTTCCACGGGTGCCCCGGCGGCCAACGCAGTAGGGCGGTTCACATGGAACGACACGGACGGTACCGCGGATTTGCGCCTGAAGGGCGGCAATGTCACGTTGCAGGTGGGGCAGGAGAACGTCGCACGAGTTGTAAACAAGACTGGAGTGGCGTTTACCGAGATGCAGGCCGTCTACGTCGTCGGGGCGCAGGGACAACGCCTGAGCGCGGCGCTGGCTTTGGCTACCACGGATGCCACATCGAGCCGCACCTTCGCCATTGTCACGGAACCTATCGCCAATAATGCGGAGGGGTTCGTCACTACCTCCGGGCTGGTGCGCGACGTAAATACCTCGGCGTTTAGCGAGGGTGATTCCCTGTGGCTGTCTGCATCGACGGCAGGCGCGGTTACCAACGTACGACCTACGGCGCCCAACCACGGGGTGCTTCTGGGCTGGTGCGTGATCAGCAACCACAGCAACGGCTCTATATTCGTGCACGTCCAGAATGGATTCGAGATCGGCGAGCTACACGATGTGCTGATAACCGCGCCAGCGGATAAGCAGCATCTGCAGTACGAATCGGCTACCGGGCTATGGAAAAACAGTAGCACAGGTGCGTTTACTGCGCTTAGTGCGTCCACATCAATCACCTCTGCGGGCGCAATTGCAACGCAAACCGGAGGCTTTCAGCTTGTTTCTGGTGTGGCTGGTGGGACAACCCCTTACATACAAGCATCAACAACAGGCGGGGCGGCGGCTCCACTGAATGTTTACATTGGCGGCACGGTAGCCGCAACCCTAGACACCTCCGGCAATCTTGGCATTGGTACTGTGCCTAGTGCTTGGGGGAGTAACTACAAAGCAATAGATTTCGGCGGCAACTCGGGGATTGCTTCCTATTCGAACCAGCTATTTAGCACTTCAAACGCCTATGCAGACAATACAAATTTTCTATACAAGGCGTCAACATTTGCGACTCTGTATTTACAGGGGTCGGGAAGCCACAATTGGTACACGGCCCCAAGTGGCACAGCAGGAAATGCAATCACATTCAAGCAAACCCTATCAATAAATGCAAGCGGTTCATTGCAGTTGTTTTCTGCTACTACAGCCGCAGCCCCGGCTTACGTCAAAGGCGCTATGTACTTTGACACCACGCTGAACAAGTTGCGCATTGGCGGTGCAACGGCTTGGGAAACTGTAACCTCAGTCTAAGGATCAACCATGAGCATCGTTGTATCCCACTATGTGTAACCACAACTGTAATCAAGGAAGATTATGTACCTGCAAATCCTCAAATCCAAAACCGTCTGGTTCGCAATCATCTTGGCTGCACTTTCTGTGGCGCAGGGTTACATCGGCCTGCTCCCGCTGACGCCTTTGCACCAGATGTATGTGGGCATCGGTATCTCCGTTATCGTCACTGTTCTGCGCATTGTGACCACTCAACCTCTGAGCGAGAAGTAACGTGCCCATCATCCTTACCCCCCTCGTAACGACGGTACCCACCACCGTCTTCTCGGCCATGGTGCCGGAGATTTCTGCGTTCTTGCCCGGCTGCCCAGACCTTGCTATCGAGCGCACAGTGCGCAAAATGGCCATCGACCTGTGCCAGCGCGGGAGGGTATGGACGCTGGACCTAATCCCCATCGCCATGGTGGTCGCCGAGCCGACGTACGCGCTTGTCCCCGACGTGAGCTATGCCGAGGTAATCGACATTTTTGATGCGTACCTACTTGACTCCGAAGGGGACAAGACTCCCATCACATGGAAGCCATACAAGGCCGTGCGCGCAGGGCATCCGTCGTGGCCGCAGGACGACGCTGGGCGGCCGCAGTTCATTACCACCAACATGACTGGCTACGCCTCGCTTGTGCCGGTTCCTGACCTCGCTGGGGATGTCTACATCAAGGCGTACATGCGCCCGACGACTACAGCGACCGAATTGCCAACGTGGCTCTATGCCGAGTTCCAGCGCGAATTGTTTCACAGCACCCTGCATGAGTTGATGGCCATGCCGGAACGTAGTTGGTCTAACCCCAAACTGGCGGATTACCACGGTAAGCAGTGGACATACCTGCTTTCTCAAGCCACAATCCGGGCTGGGCAAGAATACAATACTGATAGTCAAGCCGTGCAAATGCGGCCGCTCGCGTAAGGTAACACATGGCAAATATTAAATTCACCAACTTCGCGCGTTCCAAGTTGACGGTGGGTATCACCACTGGTTCTACGACCATCACCATAACGGGCGCATCGGGGGCATTGTTCCCTGCGCTCATCGCAGGGCAGTATTTTTACGCCACGCTTGAGAACGCTGCGCTGGTACGGGAGATTGTAAAAGTTACCGCGCGCACAGGGGATACCCTCACAGTTACGCGCGCGCAAGATGGTACCACTGCATCGGCGTGGAACGCTGGGGATACCTTCGCACTGCGATTTAATGCGGCCGCGATTACAGATGTCATGGCCGCAGCAGTGGCCGGAACATACCCGGAAGACCTAATCTTTACGGATGTCGGCAACCGCATCATCGGCGACTTTACCAACGCGACAATCGCCAATCGGGTGAGTTTTCAGAGCAGCACCCTAAATGGATACACACAAGTAGGGATTATCCCAAACGGGACGAGCCCGACGGCCGGGGCAATGTTTCTGAACTCCTCCGGGGCGACAAACGCTTCATACACATATGTCGGCGTTAACGGAACGCTATCGACTCTTGAGGCGGGAATTATCGGGACCGGCACTTACCTCCCCATGGCGTTTTACACGAACGGCTCGGAGAGGTTTCGGATTAATACTACAGGGGCTTGGGGCATTGGCGGGGCCAACTACGGAACGGCCGGGCAGGTACTGAAGTCGAATGGCGATGCACCGCCCACTTGGGGTTCTGCGGCAAGCGTACAAATTCAGCCCATCAGCGCATCGGTTGCAAGCAACGCCATCACGATCAGCGCATCGGCCTTATCGTTGGATTTCCGCAGCACCACGCTGACAAGTGGCACGGTCACTACGGTTACAGGAACACCGGCCAATCTGGTCATTGCAGCGACTGATTCGTTTGGCGCAGTCACGGCAGCAGGCACTCAGCGCATTGCAATCTTGGCGATCAACAACGTGGGAACGATTGAGCTCGCGGCGTCCAATTTGTCGGGCGGCGTGTCGCTGGATGAGACGGGCATTATCACCACGGTCACCGCAGCGACTACGGCAATCCAAATCAAATCCACCACAGCCCGAACAAGCGTGGCTTACCGGGTGGTTGGTTTTGTGGATGTGCCGTTCACCACGGCAGTCGGCTGGGGAACCATTGCGAAGCAGCAAGGCTACGGCGGGCAGGCTCTGGCGGCTATGTCGTCGCTGGGATACGGGCAGACTTGGCAGAATGTTGTCGGAAGTCGTGCTCTGGCTACAACCTACTACAACACCACGGGGAGGCCCATCGTGGTTTGTTATTCGGCCACCAATGGCGCAGCAAACATATCGTCAATCGTTATCAACGGCGCCATCACTGTCCCGGGCGTACAGCCGCAAGTTGGTGGGCAGGCAATGGCAACTGCCTTAATTCCTGCGGGGGCAAGCTATGCAGCTAACCAAAGCACTGGCGGTAGTACGCTGAACACCTGGGTCGAACTTCGTTAAAGGAAAAATCATGCAATACAAAGCCCCCGACAACTCCATCCACAGCCTCGACTCTGCGGAGTTTGAGTACCTACTTCCTGCTGGCTCCATCCAAATCACAGCCGAAGAAGCCGAGGCCCTGCGCCTTGCAGCCATCCCCGCACCCGTGCCCCCCACGATAGCGCAACAGCTTGCCCAACTGGATGCCGACAACGCACTCAGCCAGCGCAGCCTGCGTGAGACTATTTTGCTCATGGCTGCGGCTTTTGAGGCTGTTACCGATGGAGCGGTAGACCTGACAAAAATCCCCGGCGTGGCAAAGGTGGCTGCGGTAGAGGCCGAGGCCGCAGCACTGAGGGCGCAACTGTGATTGACCTGCTGATCCTGCTCCTCCGCCCTGCCGTGGCCTGTGCAGACGACCCCAAGCGATACTGGTACTTGGCCCCTGTAGCCATCGGTGCTTGGTTCGTGGACATCCTCATTGCCCACACCACATGGGCGCTGGTGGCGGGCTGGCCGAAGGCGGGTGAGGTTACGATAAGCCACACGCTGGAGCGCCTCGCGCACCCAGACAATGCCGCGCATCCAGACTACAATCTCATGCGCCAGATTGCATTAAAAATCAATCGGGCTACCAAATCCCCACACATCAAGGCCGTACTGTGACTCCACCAGATAACGACATATTCGACTTCATTCTGAAATGGCTGTGGGCACCTGTGATGGGCCTTATCGCTTGGGCATGGAACCGCAATGAGAAGGAGCACGACATGCTGCGATCTACACAGGAAACTTTGAGGGTCAACCAGTCGAGCGGGTACTCTACCCTGAATGACAAAGTAATGGTGCATGTGGACGAGAAGGTCGATGGGGTCCGCACTGAGCACGGCAAACGCATTGACAGGCTAGACACGCACATTGAGAAGCTGTTCGAGAACGCAGAAAAGGACCGGGCTGCCTTCCGCGACGCACTCACTACCCACTCCCAGCAAAGCACGCAGCGGCATATCGAACTAATGCATGCCATCCACACCGGCCTCGCTGGAAAGGCTGACAAATGATCCCCCCATTCGTAGCAACGCTGCTGGCACAGGGTCTCGGGCTGCTGGGCAATGCAGTGCTCGCCAAGGGCAAAGAGGCCATCGAGGATAAATTGGGGGTGGACCTTGAGGCGCTGACCCAGACCCCCGAAGGGCTTCAGCAGCTTCGGCAGATGGAACTTGACCACGAGGAGTTTCTGCTCACCAACGCGCTGGAAGCCCGCAAGCTGGACATCGCCAACACACAGGGCGCCCGGGACTCCAACACACGCATCCAAGAAAGCACTCAAGCCTCTTGGGCGGCCAAAAACTTCCCCTACGTGCTGGACGGCATCATTGTGTCGGCCACTGTCGGGCTCGCGGCACTGCTGTTCTTCCACGCCATCCCAGCGGAAAATAAGGAACTGGCCTACGCCGCCTTCGGCTCGCTGGTGACCATGTGCGGCACGATCCTGAATTACCACCGGGGCAGTTCCAGCGGCTCCAAGGAAAAGACGGACAGTCTGGCCCGCATGGCTGGGGGTATGAAATGACCCTCGGCGAGCACCAAGAAGCCTTCGCGCGCGACATGGTTGCGCTAGTGCAACAGGCATGGGCCATGGGCTACGCCGTGCGCCTCGGGGAGGTGCAACGCCCTCTGGAGATGCAAGAAATTTACGTCCGCACTGGGCGCAGCAAGACCATGGATTCCGCCCACATTAAAAAGTGCGCTGTGGATTTGGTTCTGCTTATCGGGGGCAACGTGTGCACCCGGGCGCAGATCAAGCCGTTGGGTGACTGGTGGGAAGCCCGCGACCCGCTGAATCGCTGGGGCGGCAACTGGCGTGGGCTGGTGGACTCTGGCAAAAGCCGATTTGTTGACGCGCCGCACTTCGAGCGGAAAGTTTAGAGACAAGGCGGCGCAGCCCCGGTAGAATCTCTGCTACCACAACCTGTTTGGAGATTCACATGGCGACATCGAAAAAACCCGCGTTCCTGTTCAAGGGCAAAGAGTCCAAGAAGGAAGAAGCCGCGGAAAAGAAAATGGGCAAGGCGGCCTACGCCAAGGGCGAAAAGGCCGAGGGCGGCAAATCCACCTCCAAAATGGCCCCCAAGTTCGGCAAGAAGTAAGGAGAACCCCGTGGAAAAGAAACCCCTCATTCCCCCCGTTCCTCGCAAAGCCGCATCCGCTCCGATGGACAAGGCTGAACGCGCTGCCCGCGCCGAAGCTGCCGACATCAAGATGCAGAAGGCTAACACCAAAGCGTACGACGCCTCCCTGAAGTACAAAAACGGCGGCATGGTGAAGATGACCCCCAAGTCCACACCGTACATGTGCGGCGGCAAGGTGAAGTAGCCATGCCAAAAAAGGCTTTCCAAGACCCGAAGGGCGGGCTCAACGCTGCCGGACGTGCGCACTACAAGCGCACCGAAGGTGCCAACCTGAAACCCCCTGCGCCTAGCCCCAAGACCAAGGCAGACGCAGGACGCAAAGCCTCGTTCTGCGCACGTATGGGCGGGGTCAAAGGTCCGATGACAGACGAGAAGGGTGAACCTACGCGCAAGGCGTTGGCCCTCAAGGCTTGGAAGTGCTGATATGGCCGGTACTGCACTAAAAATTGTTCGGTTCTTGGGCGAGGCTCCCAAGATCAGCCCTGAACTGTTACCAGAAACGGTAGCGCAGTACGCCTTCAACCTCGACTTGTCATCGGGGGACTTGCTGCCGTACCGGCGCAATGAAGAGGTGGCCACACTGGACAAGGTCGGCACGGTCAAGACCATTTACCCAATGACGGACCCCGGCGACGGCAGCCTCAAGTGGCTCCACTGGATTACCGACGTGGATGTGGCCACCGCCCAGATCGAGGGTGACAACACCCAGCGCATTTACTACACAGGCGACGGCGTGCCGAAAGTCACGAACTTCACCATGGCCACGTCGGGCACCGGGTTTCCGACGACCAGCTACACACTGGGCCTGCCCCTGCCAGCAGCTACGCCGATTGCGACGGCAACCGCGTTTGCGGAAAAAAATTCCAGTACCCGCGCGCGCGATGCTGGCGGCACGGCCACCATCGTAACGTCCGCAGCACACGGGCTCACCACGGGTGACTACGTTACCACAACGCTATTCGGCGGCACTGGATACAACTTGACCAATGCCCCGGTCACTGTAGTCAATTCCACCACGTTCACCTACTTCACCTTTGGCGCTGCGGAAACGGCTACTGCGGATACCGCCGGGCGTGTGAATCTCGCAGGCACCATCGAACCACGCACCTACGTGTTCACCTACTACACCGCGTGGGAAGAGGAATCCGTTCCGTCCGAGCCCAGCGCCGCAGTGTTCGTGAAAGAAGGCCAGACCGTCACCGTCACCGGGCTGCCCGCTGCATGGGGACACGGTACCGGCTACCAGACGACCGACATGAAAGTGCGCATTTATCGCACCGTGCTGGGCGTCAGCGGAACGGAATACTACCGGGTCGGGGAAGTCACGTTGGGGACTACCTCCTTCGTTGACGACATAGACGTTTCCACGCTCGACGCAGATACCCTGCTGGAGTCGCTGGACTATGACCAGCCCGAGACTACGATGTCCGGGATGCTGACCATCCACAATTCCATGATTGTGGGGTTCTTCGGGAATACCCTGTGCTTCTGTGAGCCGGGTAAACCCCATGCGTGGCCCATCAAGTACCGCCAGCAGATTGACTCTACCATCGTGGGTCTGGGCGCGTTCGGCACCACGCTGATTGTGCTGACAGACCGGACACCGTGGAAGGTGGACGGCAACAACCCGGAAGCTGTCTCACTGGCCCGCACCGACTATGTGCTGCCCTGCGTGTCCAAGCGGTCCATCGTCAACATCGGCTTTGGTGTCATGTGGTCCTCGACGGGCGGCATGGCGGTCTATTCCACAACTATTGGCACCGACTACATTACCAAGAACGTCCATAGCTGGACTACTTGGCCACAAGCGGTTACGCCGACTGGCGTGATTGGGAAATACTACCGGGGCCGGTACTTCGGCTCTGACAGCACCAACACTTTCCTGTTCGAGCGCAATGACCAAGTGGGCGGCCACCTCGTTCGCTCCGACGTGATTTTCACCGCTGCGTATTACCTGCCCGCTACCGACGCGTTCTATTACGTGGACAGCGGCAAAGTGCATCTGTGGAATTCGCCCAACGTGGGACCAACGACACTGGATTGGAAATCAAAAGTATTCACCACCAAGCAGTTTGTCAACTTTGGCGCGGCGCGCGTCATTGCGGACTACTCCACCCCAGAGGGGGAGGCTGCCCTTATTGCCGAGAATGCGGCCATCGTGGCAGCTAACGCCCTGATACTTTTGGCAGCCACCGAAGGGGGCGCCATGGGTGAGGATGACGTCAGCGAGCTAATGCTGGATGGCTCACGGCTGACACCACTAGCAGTGCCGGAGTTCAACGCCACGTTCCAGTTTTTCGTGAACAAGCAATTGGTGTACACCAACATCATCACGAACGACCAGCCATTCCGATTGCCCACGGGGTATAGGTCCGACACGTTTGAAGTACGCGTCGCCACCACGGCGCGCGTGCGGGCCATCCACTTGGCCGAAACTGTTACTGGCCTGCGGGGCGTGTAATGCCAAAGTTTCAGGGCATACCGTCCATACCCAATGAGAAGATTCCGCAGTGGCAGTATGACCTGTTGGCGGCGTTCAAAGAGAACATAGAAATCATGATGGGCCAGCGAGGCCCCGGGCGCAGCATCTCGAATGATACTTTGGGGGTGACTCCGCAGAATCTGCAGGTGATGACACAGGTATCTGCCCGGGGCGATGCCAACTACAACACCACGCAGTTGGCGGCGAATGGCTCTCCAACTCTGGCGGACTACTACAAACTGCTCAACGATGTGCAGCAGTTAGCCGCTGACGTGGCTAAAATACAGAATGCGTTCAATGCGCTCCTTGAAAACATGAGGCGGTAATATGGCAACACAGAAAACACGTAAATCTCTGGGTGGGGCACGCGCACCAGACAACCGTACTGGGGGGTTTTTTACTCCCCGCACGCCCCCTGTGTCGATACCCACCGCGGAAACTACACCTACTCCTACACCTACGATGCTACCCTCGGAACCAACCGTGCCCTCAGGCGGCCGGTTGGGGGGTTCCTCTGGTGAAGCATCTAGGAACATTACCCCCGGGCTAGACACACTCAGCAGCGATGCCCAGACACCCGGTGCCGGGTTTGTCCAGACCGCTCCTAGTTCGCCCGGCACTTTGCAGGACTTTTCCCGACTAGCCTCGGGTCTTTCCACGGTGCTGGCCCCCGTTGCTATCGGCACGCGGGACGCTGGGCTGTATGGAGTCTCGCAGGGGGTAGGCACCGCCGGTAAGTTGGCCGGTATTGCCTCAGATATCGGTGCCCAGAACTACGGCAAGGCGATGGTCGGCGCTGGAAGTCTTGTAGGCGGCCCAGTCGGTTTGGCGATGGGCATTGGACGTACAGCGTACGACGCCATGAAGGGGGAGGGCATTATCGGAAGAAATACAGACCCCGGCAGTATGACAGCCCGAGCCCTAGGCTGGGCGAACCAAGGACTTATGGGTTCTTCAACAGAAGACGCGCCGGGGTTCCAGCGTAGTGGAGCCCTTGCTTCTCCTGTATCCGGTCCGGGGAATGTCGTCGGCACAGACCTCCCTGCGCTGGACGGGGGCAGCACAGAGTACCAAGGTAGGGACTTCGGCAGGGAATACCAAGATACGGGCGCAGTATCGTCGCCCGTGTACAGCCCAACATCTCCTACGCCTACCTCGCTTGGCCCCGCTACGGGCGGAAGCAATTCCGGGTACCGAGATACGGGGGGTAGGGATACCGGAGGCGGCGGTACTGATACGGGCGGCGGCGGCGGCGGCGGTTCTGTATCGGGCGGTGAGTCTGGTGCCGGTCGTACTAATGCTCGTGGTGGCTACGCGGACGGCGGCATGATCAGCCAGCCTGTTGGCCTTTCCATGTCCGGCTACGCGGACGGCGGCGAAGTGGGCGGTGGTCCCCTTCTGGCCATGGGCTTTGCCAACGGCGGCCCTACGGGCGGTCCCGGCGGTATGTCCCGTCCCGGCATGGGGCCAGACACGTCGCCCCAGATGATCGAGATGCGCGTGAACCAGATGGCTCGCAACCCCCAGTTCCGCCAGAAGATCATGGAGACCATGCAGCCTTTGATGCAGTCTGGCGAATTGACGCCGCAGGAAATAACTGTGATGGGCCAGATCGCCACAGCCAGCATGCAGAACCCCAAGCTGTACCCACAGCTTCGCCAGTTCGTTGCTGCACAGGGGATGTCCCCACTGCCTCCGTCATACGACCCCATGACTATCATCAAAATCCTGTCCGTTACACGGGCGCTGGAGCAGTCGGGCGGTGGTATGGCGCAGCCGGGGCAAGGGCAACCCACACCTGCCGGACAAATCCCACCGACATCGCAGGCTCAGATGGTCAACCCCACGGGCGGGCCAGACGGCGGTATGCTGCAGGGGCCGGGCACTGGCCGCAGCGACTCCATTGGCACACAAAATTTATCCACTGGCGGGCCTGTCAAGGTATCCAACGGCGAGTACGTAATTCCTGAGCACGTTGTGCGTGCCAAGGGTCGTGACTTTTTTGACGCGCTCTTGCGTCGGTATTCGGAAGTTCCGAAATCGGAGGCTTAATCATGGATTTCATGGACTTGGTTAACGGCGCATGGGATTGGGCAAAAGATAATCCTGAGTTTGCTGGGGCGGGAACGGGGTTGGTACTCCACCGCCTGACTGGTGGCAAAGGCGAGGGCAATCTACAAGCCATGGGGCTTGGTGCTGCGGCCGGTGGCGCCGCCAGCTATCTGTCGTCCATGCCCTCCACAGGTGACTGGGGCGGCCAATCCAGCGCAGCGCCCACGGCCGGTATGCCAGCAGCCGCCCCAGTATCTTCTGCGGCCACCATGGGCACTGGAGTAGATGTCGGAAAGCCCGGAGAAACTGCAGTGGGTGGCTACGGCGACTACACGGGCACATCGGGAAACACAGGTGTCACTGGGGATACCGGCGGCACCATGATGAACAAGGCCACTGCGGGACTTGGAAAGATTCGGGAGTGGGCCGGAAAGAACGAAGATGTGCTGCGTTTGGCAGGCAAGGGCGTTTCTGCGTACCTCGGCAGCCAAGCCAAGCGTGAGGCTGCTGCCCCCGTCCAAGCGTACAACGAGCAGTACCGGGGTCAGATGGACGCGGCCACGGCTGCGAATGCTGCGAACGTGGGCAAAAAGAACGCATTGGTGGACCAGCAGGTATCGGACTACTTGGCCATTGACCCCCAGCGGTCGGGCAAGCAGGCGTACGCAGGCACCCTGAGCCGTATTTCTGGGCAGGCACAGAAGGCCGCCGAGGCCGAGACCGGCAAGGGCTACAGCGCAGCGACTGTGGCAGCCAACAAGCGCCGGGGCATGGTGGGCGCAACTACCGGGGCAACAACCGCCGCCGAGGTCGCGCGCTCTGGTGCAGAAGGAACTCGTCGTGCAGGACTCAGCGGAATCCAGTACGCGCCGCAGGCTACCCCGTCGTATGATACAGGCTACGTTTCCGGCTTGGGCACAGCGAGCGATACCGGGGACACCACAGGTGGTGCATACTCCCTGTATGAGGACGTGCTGGGCCTGTCCAAGAAAAAAGCCGAAACGCAAGTAGGAGCGTAATATGGGATTTTTATCTGAGTACGGTACAGCCCGGGAAACCGAGCGCACCCTTGACGACCAAGCGCTGGCCCGACAACGTCAGGTGGTAGCGGACACCGCCAACGCGCAGGCGCGCATGGAAAAACTGCGGCAGGCCGAGATTCTTCGTCGCATGCCCACACAGGAAGCATTGCCCGACACGTCGCAGATTCAGTACGGCGCTGCGCCCACTGCGGCTGCACCTGCAGGGTTAGCTTCGTCCGCCCCCGGCACGATGGGCGCGTACAAGCCCCGCCGCACTGACGTTTCGGCGGCCGCCCCGGCGGAGGGCGACGGTTCCAACGCCATTATGGTATCCGAGGCCAACCGCAGGCTGCAGTCAATGCGTCGCAGCGCGGCCGCCCCCGTGCAGCCCCCACAAACCGTAGCGTCGGGCGGGCCACCAGTAGACTTGAAACGCCTGCAGGCTTTGCAGCGCGCCGGGGGTGCCACTTGGGCAGCCGGGCCTATGGAGGCACAGCTAAACCCCCCACCACAAACCACAGCAACTGGACCCACACGGCCCCAGCCCAATGTGCGGCCCACGACCAGCCAGATAACTGGCGAGGCAGCGCGGCTAAAACAACTGCAGGGTATGGAGGCAGCCCCCACGCCTGCTGCACCAAGTGCTCCCATTGCTGCCCCCGCAGCTACGGTAAGCCCGTACGACAAGCCCACAGCCTATGACCCCATAATCCAGCAAGCGGCACAACAGGCGGGGATTGACCCCGTTATGTTTAAGCGGTTGATCGGGTCAGAGTCGTCGTTCAGCCCAACAGCGACCTCGCCCCGGGGAGAGTCGTTTGGGTACGGCATAGCCCAGATCGCGGCAGTGCACGGGCTGTCCAGAGAACAGATGGCTAACCCTGCTGTGGCGCTCCCGTTCGCGGCCAAACTTCTGGCTGGGTACATACAGCAAGCTGGCGGGGATGCCCGAGAAGGCGTTTTGCGATACAAAGGTGCTGTTTCTGAGGCGGGTCGTGCGGCCATGGGTCAGGTGTACGACTCGAAAATAGCCGGTGGCGCCCCACAAGCTGTTGCCCCGCAGATGCAGGCTCCGGCCACCCCCATCTCTCGTGCCATCGCCTCTGGCGGGTTCACTCCCGAGCAATTGTCGAACATGGCTGGGCAGCAAGGGCGCATGGCCCAGTTCAAGATGCAACAAATCCAGCAGCTTGCGCAGGTTACCAGTGATCCCAAGCAGCTTGCGCAGTATCAGGACCAGTACGCGCAACTGGATGAGTTCCGTCGGGAAGCGCACTTCGCCAACCTGTATGCCCAAGGAGAACTCACCGATCGGGAGTACGCCCAAGTCAGTGCGCAAGAACGTGCGCGGGTGCAAGCCGCTGCCGCCGAACGTCAGAAGGTTGCGCTCAAGGCAGAGGGTGAGATTGCTGTGGAGGATGCCAGAGGCGCGAACGCCCGGGTGCTGGAGCAGCAGAAGGCAATCAACGAGGCTGCGAAAATATTCGGGGGTACCGAGGGACTGAAGATTGTCTCCCCGGACGATGGCAAAACCATTTTCGTAACCCGAGGCAATCAGGTGCTGCGGTACGTTCCCGGGGTCATGACTCCTGTGGGTATGTCGGAGTCCTCCATGGTCCCAGTAAAAATGGGGTCATAAATCCCCTGCCGCTATACAATACCCTCAGTTAACTCTGGGGTTGCGTATGGCTAATTTGTTCGATTCAAACACGCGTTCTGACGAAGCCCTCATGGGCGGCGCAAAAGCAGAGGCTGCCATGGGCACTGTCCCCCGGGCAGGACTCAGCATGCCCCGGTCTCGCGTGGCGGCCCAAGACCCCATGGGCAACCCAGAGGCGTATGCACAGCAACTTAACGCGCTGCGCACGCCCCGCACACCTGCCCCTACTCCCAGCGCGCCGAGCGCGGACCCAATCATCGGGTACGACACTGCATCCGGAATGTACCTGTCGGGCGGCCAGAAGTTTAGCGGCTCCAACCTGAGCGAGATTGACGCGGCCATGAAGGCTGGGTACCTCGACATCGACAACTCCGACAAACTACCGCCCGGTGTGGCGCGCGTGCGCGCTTCACAGGTGAAAAACTACCTGCAGGCCGAGGGCGCCAAGCGGGGGTTCGGGTCCGCCGCGTCCGAGGTGGGAAGCCAAATCTGGCAGGGTGTGAAAGACATCCCCCAGATGGGTGTGCGCGCCGCGCAGTTTGCTGCCCCTGCAGGGTCCGCAGCAGAAAGTTTTCTGAAGCAAACGGGCGACGAGTTCGACATGGGCCAAGCCCAGTACAACCCCGACGTGTACGGCCGGGGCGAAATTGCCTCCGCGCTCATCAAGGGTGGCCGATCCCTCGTCCCTTCTGTGGCTGCGGGCGCAGCAATGATGGCAGCCCCCATCGTGGGCACGGGTGTAGCCGGTGGTTTGTTTTTCGGCTCCACAGCGTCCGACACATATGAGCGCGGGCTGAAAGCGGGCCTGAGCCAAGAGGATGCCAAGGCTGCGGCCCTGAAGACCGGCGCTATCGAGGCGGGTGGAGAACTTATTGGCGACCGGCTGGGCCTCGGCCTCATCACCGGGGCGGGCAAAGGACTCTCTGCCATGGCCAGAGGCGTGCAGATGGGGCAGGGTAAACGTGTAGCTGTTGACTTGCTGGCCAACGCCGGTGTGCAGGCTGGCACAGAATTCGGGCAAGCGTACGGCCAGACGGCCGTGGAGCGCCAAGCGGGTATCACAACGGAAGACCCCTTCGGTGCGGGCGTGGAGGGTGCGAAGGTTGGCCTTGGTATGGCGGCCCTCATGGCACCGTTCGGCGCAGCGGCCGGGTATGCGAACCGCCCCCGGGGCGCGCTGCCTCAAGCACCAGAGCAAGAACCTGCGGCACCCGTGCGGGAATACGCCCCTGTTTCGGAAGGCCCAACACCAGACATGTTCGGGGGTCGTGGAGAGTTTGCGATGTACCCGCCTGTGCCTTCTACACAGCAGGAAGACCCGCGCACGATGCGGCAGGAAGACATCTTCGCAGGCACCGCTATCCCCATGGGATACAGCCCAGAGAACACCCCAATTACTACTGCGGGACAGACGTGGCAGGGCATGACCCCGTCCGACATGGGACCACTGAGCATGGTGGGACTCCAAGGCGCTCCCCAAGGGGAAGTGGCTCCTGTGTCTGCTGGGCAGGCGGGTGCCGAGTGGCAGGGTATGCCCCAGTCGCAACCTACGCTCGAAGGCGGATATGGGTCAGTGGCGGAACAGCGCGCGGCGGCCATGGCCGAGCAAGAACGCATCGCAGCCGAACAAGCCCGCAAAGAATCCCTTGTCGAGCAACGCATCGCAGCCGTGGGCGAAGCCGGTGTTCCTGCTGTAGAATCACCCGTGTCTCCTTCTGAGGGAGTTTCTTCTGCGGTCGCCCCCTCAGTTACTCCGCAGGAGCCACAAACTCCTGCGGAGCCTTTTGACCGCCAGAAGCTCGCCCGCCAGACCCGCAGTGACATTGCGCGCACCGCACAGGACATGGGCATCCAGATCACTGGCAAGCCCACCAAGGCGCAGATTCTGGAGATGATCGACGCCAAAATCTCTGGCAAGGAACCTGTTGCCCCGGTTGCACCTGCCAAGCCCGCTCCTACCAAGGGGCCGAAGGCGCCCAAAGCAGCGGCAGCGGTTACCGAACCCTTCGACGAGTCTACCCCCGAGTCCGAACTGGCTCAGGCGGTTGAGGACGCTATGGCCTCGGGTGCCGGTATGGCCATGACCAACAAGGCGCTGGAGTCTGCGGTGAAATCCCTGCCGGGCGGCAAACCCAAGGGGCGTATCACCATCGGCCGCAACATCATGGCGGGCATCGTGCGCGCACTGCGCAAGCCGTTCAACCCCGAGACCGGCAGCCCCCCTACCCCATTAATTTATGTCGAGGGCACAGCCAAGACTGACAAAGACCTGACCAAGAAGTACGCCACACAAATGACCGGCATGCGCGACGCCGCGCTGAAGGTGGCCAAGGCATACGACGAGTTGTCAAACCTGTCGAGCAATACGTTGCGCTCAGAAGGGGTTATATCTAAATCTGAGGGAACCCGGAAACTGCAGTCCGCGCAATACACGAAAGCCCGGCAACGAGCCCAGCAACAACTGCGTAACGCCATCGAGGAACTAATTGTCGCGTCCGGCTCGGCGGCCAATGCCAACGCCCTTGTGGCGGCCTTCAAAACCCGCGTACAGAACGAGATGGCCAAGAAAACCACCGACACCGATAAGGGCGCGTACTGGACCTCCATGGACACAAACCTTAGTCGTGCGTGGAAAATGTTCAACGATGGGCAGTTGGAAGACACCGAGAACCTTATCAATCTTTCGACTGGGGAGAAGCGCAATGCGTGGGAAGTCCAGAAGAAGGGCGCCGAGGCCGAGCCGTTGGTGAAGGCCGCTGAGAACGGCTACGTAGGGCACGTGGGGGGCGCTAAAGAAAAGGGATTCCAAGGCGTACTAAACTACCTGTGGGCGCATGGCAATACCCCATATGAGCGTATGCTGGCATCGGCGCTGTCGCGGGCCATGCGCAAACAGACCAAGAAACCCAAGGTCGTTTTCGACGTGGCAGAGGGCGAGCACGCCAGCTACACCCCTGCAACAGACACCATCCACCTGTCCAAAACCGCATCTGCCGAGGTAACGCTGCACGAGGCGCTTCACGCTGCCCTGCAGTGGCTTGTGTACACACAGCCCAACAACCCCAGCGTTGCGCGCCTGCGCCAAGCCGTCAAGGACGTGGTGGCCTATGACCGCACCAAGCTGAAAAGCCCGAATGCCAAGGCCGCCTACGACATCATCGCCGGGCTGGCCAAGTCCGACAAGCCGGGTGACCTCAATGCCGCGCTGCTGGAACTGGTGTCCTACGGTATGACCATGCCCGACTTCGCCGCCGCGCTGCGCCAGATACCCAGCACGCAGGACCAGAAGTTCGCTTCACTGGCCAACAAGCTGTACGACATGTTCGCCAAACTGCTTCAGCGGTTCCTTGGTGTGTCGAACACCGTGGCCAACGATGTCATGGACGCCACCGCCCGATTGCTCGAAGCCAGCACCGAGGGTGACCGCGCCAAGGCGTTCGGCGAGAAAGGTGTGAAGGGAGCGAAAACGCTGAACGCCGCCGTGGAGTCTTCCACTCCCGCGTCCAACGCTACGCAGCCGGGGCAGCCCGAGTCGCTCGACCTCACCCAGTTCACAAAGAAGCTGATTCCCAACATCATCACCGAGCATCTGTTCAAGGCGATGGGGTGGAGCAAGCTGGCGGGCGCCGAAGGCACCGAGGGTTCCTTCCAAAAAGCCGCCGGCAAAGTGGCCGACTACATCAAGGAAAAGTCCCCCAGCTTGGCCAAATACATCTCCTACGTCAACCCCACGTTCGGCGTTCCGGTGCCCATGCGGGAGTGGTTCCAGACATTCAAGACCGACAAGCACACCAGTGCCATCGTGACGGACGCCTTGGCCAACAAAATCAGTTCCTACGACGCGCCTACCGTGCTGGAGATCATCAAGTACCTCGATGGCGATGTGAAGGAAATCCGTGTCGGAGAGAAGGTATCCGTCGAGGCCAAGGAACTGGCCGACATGTTGCTGGAGCACCGGGCTCGGTACATCGACGCTTTGCGCACTCCCAAGGCTAAAGCATTTTTCCGAGACCTCAAATTCTCTGAGTCTATGGTGTTTGCTAAGAGCGCCGAAGATGTATCAAGCAATGCACTGGGTGCCCGCAAGCTGAACGAACTGGCCGCGCAGAAAACGCTCAAAGCCATGAGCGACAACATCTATGGGCCGCTGGACAGCATGGGCAAACCAACCCCCGGTGGACGGTACAAGCAACTCATGGAGACCGACCCCACCGACACGACCAAGAAACCTATCCCTGCTGGGTATACCCACGAGTCCCGGTGGAAGAGTTTTCCGGCTGGTACGTTCCTCGCCAACGATGGCCTCGTCTGGACGTTCGAGGGCAAGTCTGCCGATGCAGACACCTACGTCTTCACTGCATACCGCGACGCTGCCGCCGCTGTCGATGAAGGCAAGGCCGACTCTGTGGCCAACGCTATGCGCAACACCATGGCCATTCTGGCCGCCAGTTACGCGTCCAACAACCTGACCGATGCCATTGCCAGCAAGTCGGGCGACGCGGACAGCGTGGTATTCGACGATCTCGGGCAACTAGAGAAGGCAATCGGGGTCACCGTGCTCCCCGACTCTGTGCTACAACTGTCATCCCGCGAGGCTAAATCCTCCAAGCTGCAGGGTGTGTACCGCAACAAATACCAGTGGGTGCAGATTCCCGCCAAGGGCACCGTGGAGATAGATGGGCAGCAGGTGCATGTTGGGACATACGGTGCGTTGGCCGGTAAACTGGTCCGCGCCGATGTCTGGGCTGCTGTGCAGGACATGACGGACCGTCGCCCCATCCACGATATCAGTGCGCTGCACGACACCATGCGACTGTTTAAGAAGGCCAAGACGGTCTACAACCCCGGCACGCACATCACCAATATCGCCAGCAACTTGACGCTGGCCGCGATGCACGACATCCCCGTCGTGACGGTCGGCAAAGCCACCGCCATGCTGTATCGCTACCAATCCAACCCCGACGCCATGAATGCCGAAGAGCGTCGGATTGTGCACGCGTTCATGAACTCCGGGGCCATGCTGGGCGACTTTTCCAGCATCGAGGTCAAGAAGTCTCTGTACGAGGCGTACAAGGCGTCGGCCGCTACCAATGAGCCCACGGGTATGTACTCTCGTGCTCTGGCTTGGGCGGGCATTGAAAAACAGAAAGCCGAATACGTCGCCGCCATGGCCAAGAAGTTCGGGGCCAAGACCACCAAGTTCGATGAGGCGGTCACAGGCATGTACGCCGCCGAGGACAATGCGTTCCGCCTCGCTGCATTCCTGTCCAAAGCGGGGGAGATCGCTACCGCCAAGAACAAGACCTACCTGACCCCTGCCGAGTTCAAGAAGGCCGGGGATTACGCCCGTTTCGCCTTCCTCGACTACGACATCGACTCCAAGGCCGTCAAGGTTATGCGCCAGTCTGTGCTGCCCTTCGTGTCTTGGTCCTACGCCATCATGCCGGTGCTGGGCCACATCGCCCTGCACAAGCCGTGGAAGCTGGTCAACGTCATGCTGGCCTACGCGCTGCTGGATGCGGCCATGGGCGGTGACGAGGACGACGAGGTGCGCAAGGGCGGGCCTGAGAAATTCCAATCGCGCCTATGGGGCGTTGGCCCGCACGCGTACATCCGCATACCCGGTCTAGGCGACGACCAGAACCCTGTGTACTTTAAGCTGGGCGCCTACATCCCTACAGGCAACTGGTTTGATAAGCAGCCACAGGGTTTTCTCGGCATCAACAACTGGCCACAGCCCGTCACGCCGGGCGGCCCGTTTACCAACGCCATCATCGGCCTCATGGGCGGCGTGGACCCGTACACCGGCAAGCCACTCTCTGCCCCCACGGACAGCACATGGGAGGAAGTGGGCGACCGGGCCAAGTTCATGGCGCAAACCTTCACACCAAGCTGGGCGCCCACCGCTGCGGACGTAGCTACCAAGGCCGTGGGTGGGCAGGGTAAACCCGAACTGGGCATCACCGGCAATCCCGTTGGCAATCTGGAGGCCGCTCAGAAGTTCCTTGGGTTGCAGGTGCACTCGTTCAACACCATCGAGGCTGGCGCGGTGCAGGCCATGGCCGTGCGTGGGATCAATGCGGAGTTCGACAAGGAAATTGCTAAAATCAAGCGCGCCACGAACAGGTACGAAACACCAGATTTGGAAGCATTCAACAAACGCATCGACGAACTGCTGCAGCGCAGGGACGAGCGGATCAAGGAACTACGAGGAGAATGACGGCTGTGGTATTCTCTGTATTTTTATAGTATGGAGAATACCATGGCCGGGTGGAATCACGCGAATGCAAAGTGGGCTGAGAAACAGTGTGCGGTCTGCGGCACGGGGTTTACCCCGAAGTCTGGGGCGCACAAGTTCTGTTCCGAGCAGTGCAAGGGCAAGTGGCCGTATATCACCGGGGTGCTGACGACGGAAAGTCAATACGAGCGGATCAGCGGGAATTGGCACAGATACTACTTACGTCTGCTGCAAGGTAGTGGGCGCAAGCAGGACGGGCTTACCACGCAGGTACTCCTAGCCCTGCACGAGCGGCAAGGGGGTATGTGTGCCCTATCTGGTGCCCCGCTAACTTGCGAGCTAGTTAAAGGGGCGGTGTGCTTTACTAACGCGTCTATAGATAGGATTATCCCCGGCGGAGCGTATTCCCCGGATAATATACAGCTTGTGTGCAGGCACGTTAATAGCTGGCGCAGCACAATGCCGGTTGAAGATTTTGTGCAGGTATGCCGCGCAGTTGTGGCTAAATTCGACGGAGGTAAAAATGGCTAGGGACTACAAAAAAGAGTACGAGGCGTATCAGGGTAAACCCGAGCAGATCAAGAACCGCGCGGCACGCAACTCCGCCCGTGCGGAGATGGTGAAGAAGGGGGTAGTGAAGAAGGGGGACGGCAAGGATGTGGACCACAAGCATCCCATCGTCAAGGGCGGGGGCAACGGGGCCTCCAATCTCCGAGCGGTTCCAGCTTCCCAGAACCGCTCGTTTGCCCGCACCAAGTCGGGCGGGATGAAGTAACTACTTTTTGGGTTTTGCCTTTGGGGGTGGCGCCCCGCGGCGAGACACGGACAGGGCAATGGCTACTGCCTGTTTCTGGGGTTTGCCATGCTTCATCTCGGTCTTGATGTTGGCCGAGATGGTCTTGGGGTTGGTTCCTGATTTCAGTGGCATCGCTCTCTCCTAGGTTGTAGCCCCGGCGACCATTGATAGGGCCACTGGGCTGGGTTGGTAAGACTTCGCGCCGGTGATGGCCTGAGCGAACCGGGGGTGGTTCATGTTCAGTACCAAGCACCATGCCTGTGCAGGATTCTGCCCGTGGCAGCCCTTGTAAATAGTTACCCGCTGGTTGACTGATACCAGCGCGCCCGCCGCGCCCAGCTCCTCTGTGATACGGTCCAGCGAGTCCTTGCTGCGCGTCAGCCAGCGCTTGAGGATGACGGTGTTAATCGCCATGCGGCTGCCGGGCAGCACAGGGTTCTGGGCGTCGAACACCAGCGTCATGCGGGCCACCGCTTTCATGGGCAGCGGGTACTGGGGCACCTCTTTGCCTTTGCCGCCCTGTATGTACTCCTCGCTGGCTACCAGCAGCATGTCGGCGTGCTCCTGCAGGAACTGGCCAATGGTGTCGAACGCGTCAGAGGCGGAGGCCACGGCGTGTGCACGGAGCGCCACGATGCGGTCCAGCATGTGCTGGATAACGCGGGTCACGTCGAACCGGACAATGCCCAGTTTCTTGCCGATGAGCCCGACAATCCACGCAGCCACCACGTTGGTCTTGTAGAACCGTTCCTCGGTCTCAAACGCAAACGAGAACTTCTTGTCGAACGCTGCAGCGCCGTCTTCCCACACCTTGCGCGCCCCGCCCATGGTGACAATTGCCTCGACCACTTCCGGTATAAAGAACCCATGGTTGTGCTCGATGGCGTCGAAGAAGTCGTGGGCACCGCGCACCGCCAGCTTGGCAAAGTGGTTGTCGTCCTGCACGAACTCCAGCGTGCGAATCCGCACTGGGTCGCTCTGGGCCATGACTTCACTGTACTTGCTAATCAGCGAGATGTTGCAGGACACCATTGTCGGCCCCGCCCAGACGGCTGGCTCACGCAGTTCGCGGTCCTTGGTCATGGCAATCTTCTCGCGGCCTTCGCTGAAGCTGTACGCCATCTCTGTAGCCTGCTCTGGTGGCAGCATGGTCAACTCGTCCACGGTGCCCGGCATGTTGTTGAGGACGCCCCGCATCTTGTAGGTGGCGTTGCTGGTGTCCTTCGAGCGCATGAGTAGCGCCTTGGGGTGCCCAAACGTGCTGTTGGCCGCATACAGGCAGGTTGTCTTGCCCGTGGTGGTCTTGGTGGAGAAGAAGGAAATCACCGCAGTGGCATTGCCTGCCACCGGGCCGAGGATGCCCACACCAGACAGCAGGATGGCCGCTGCCACATTGTTGGCCTGTGGAATGTCCAGCATCGCTGTGGCGTCTGCCCACACTTCGCGGTCGCCCTTCAGGCAGATGATGTCGGCGTAGCGGGATGCTGGACCCTTGAGCCGCCGGGCCACATTGCCCGTGGGTGAGTTGATGAGGGTTTCCCCGCATAGGAATGAGCCGTCGTCCTGCCAGCCGAAGGACACGAAGTCCGCGCCGGATGGGGCCTGTTTCTGTACCATTTCCAAGTAGTTCATGAGGTAAATCCTTGTCCGTTCTTGCACGGCCTGTTGGGTAATAAAAATCTGCTTATTGATGAGGTAGTCGCTCAGGTCTTTGGGGCTCGACAACTTGCCCAACGGCAGTTCGTGCTCTTTCCAATTCCCCAGCGGGTACTTCACATGCAGGGTTGCGGTAGTGCTGGAGTACGAGTAGTCCGTGAAGATGCCTGTTATGTACATCTCCAGTGGGCACACCAGCGTTTTCTCTGTAACCATGGCTTTCAGCTTCTTGCCGTCGGCGGCCATGCTGCTGATTTCCTTTTCCACGTCCATCCAAATCTTGCCGCCGTCCATAAAGTAGTCGCCCGGCAGGCTAATTGCCGCCACCCCGGGAGGGGGCACAATGTCGATGACCTTGTTCAGCCCGGCAGGGCTAGTGATGGTGCCCTTGCGGGGGCAACCAGCGCAGCCACTAGAGCAGTGCTTCTCGAACTCGACGCAGGTGGTCGGCCCCGTGGCCTTCCAGTTGATCATCTTCGCCTTGGAGTCCGCAAGGTCAAAGTCCGGGTGCTTCCCGGCCATGGCCACCACTGCCCCGTCCACGTCTGTGCAATACTTTGCGAACCCGATGGTGGCTCGCCACATGGGTTCCGTCACCGGGCGCCCCGCCGCATCACTCACTCCGCCGGAGGCAACAATGGCAGCAAGCTGCGCACACCCCTGCACCACGGCGTCCAGCACGATGTCGCCGGTATCCAGCAGCGCGGACATGACCGAGGAACGTCCCTTGGTGCCCCCCGCGCGTATCGGCCGCGTTACGGAGGCGGCTATCTTGCCGAACCATGGCTTGAGCAACCCGAACAGCATGGCTGGGTCGTAGTCCGGGCAGTCGGCCACACAGCGCACTTCTTTCCACGGAGTTTGCTTCTTGTGATGGGAGCCCACCGGGCGCAGTACCATGGACGTGTCGTGGATTTTCGAGACATCAATCTGCACCTTGTGTTCGTCCAGCGCGAGGCGCAGGGCGATGGAGGCTTTCTCCCAGTGCTCGGCCTTGACGCTGGAGGTGAGCGGCCAGTAGCAGTGAATCCCGTTGCCGGAAGACACCACCATGGGCATGGGAAACCCGATGGCCAGCAGCCCAGCCTTCAGCGCCGCCCAGCCTTCTTTTTGGGTTGCATAGGGTTTGTCCGCCCCGCAATCCAAATCGAACGCCAATGCCTTAAACGAAGTAGCCAAGTGTTTGTAGCGATGGTGCCGGGGCTTCCCGGTCTTTTCGCTAATGTACTGGTGGTTTGCAAATTTCCCCACCGAGTAGTAGACCGTCATGTCGGCCTGTTTATCAAATCGTTGCACCGCCGCGACCGCATCGTCTAAATCTGCAAATGAGCCATTGTCCCAGAAGAACCCCTTCGGGTTACTTCCGGTCGGGTCCGGTTTGTGGGTGCAGATTACAACTTCGTCAGTGGGGGACAGCACGCGAGTAAAGAAAGTTTTTGTGTCCACGCATACCCCTCAGAATGAAAAACCCCGGCGCTGCCGGGGTGAGAAATCGGAAGGCCAGTATATTAGTCGCCGAACAAGTTGTCGAGTTTAGCTTCTAATTCCGACGACGCCTTCACAGGAGCCGCTACTGGTTTGGAAGGCGCTGGAGCCGGGGCTGCGGCAACCGGAGCAGCATCATCCTCGTACGCATCGTCCACCGCTGGTTTGGGCGCAGCCGCTGGGGTAGGTGCAGCCAGTGCTGCGTTCCCTGCAGGAGCCGCAATTGCGGCCTGCGTTGAGCCTGTGGGTGCCATGAGGCGTACTGCCACCTTCACGTCATCACTGCCCACGATGCTATCAATTTTGGTGATGTGCTTCTCAGGCACGAAACCCTTGCGTGTAAACGTGATTTTGGGGTAGCTGGCGGTGTCGTCAAAGCCCAATTCGGTTATGGTTTCCTCGGGGTTCATGCCGAAATTGTCTAAGTCCTTGAAATATTCCCGCAGCGCTTTCATGCCGGACACGGGAACAGTCATGCCATAGACCTTGCTGGGGTCAGACGCAGGGATCACCGCGAGGTGGCGCTGGTCGTTGCACATCTTGGACTTGGCGCCGGACGGCAGAATCTTGGAGCCCAGCACGTTGTTGGGGCAGTTGGCGCAGCCGTTTGCGACTGGGGCTGTCACGGAGGCGTCAGCCTTGATGCCATCATTGGAGAAGCAGTCGGGGCGGGCATTGTCAGCGCTCTGGTCATAAGCCTTCGCATAGAACACCTTGCTGGTGCGGGGGTTGACGCCGACGATGATGGCATCCAGTGTGATACCCACGGGGGTCTCAACACCATCTTCCACCAACCGATAGCGGCCAGCACGAATGCTGATCTTGGGGAACTGCACGCCATCGCCGAGGATGGCTTTCATGGCATCGGACTTGCCGTTGCCAGCGGCCTGACGAGCGGCGATACGGGCCGCGATGTGCGCGGGTACTTGTGTGAGAGCGGTCGTAGTCATGTGACTTATTCCTTTGAGGTGGTTTTACGGAAGTTGAAGACTTGCACGGAAGAGAAATTCACTCCGGGCGGGGGTACACCGTGGCCTTCAACATAACTTTTCACGGCGGTTTTTGACGCGCGGGATTCAATCAAATCCCACGTATTGTTTTCTTTGCAGAACTCGAACAACGCGTTGCGGTCGGCAACAGTTGCGGCATTGTGTGTGGACCAATACGCGGTCCCCACGGATGTGGGAATCTTCACCATGCCTTCTTCTTGGGCACGTAAAGTAAACCAGTTTTCCAAGTCCAGCATGGTAGCCTTTTTCTCAGCCACAGCGGTTTTTGCTTCGGCTTCAATGGCGGCCACCTCATTGCGAAGAGCGATATATTTTTCGCCTGCTTGTTCAAAGTTCAATTGATTTCTCCTAATGGTTCATAAATTTCGGAAATTCCACCAACACGCTGGGGAAGGGAGCACTATTTGTCGCCGTGCCAAACTTCAATCTTCCCCGAATAAAGGTAACTTTCCCCTTCAGGCAGTATTCGTGCCACCACGCAGTATCGGTCCGCGAAGGGAGTAGACATACCACCGTGGCGTCCCCCTGTTGCGCAGTATCGTGGGCCTTTTGAATCCACTTGCCGATGTCACGCCCATATGGAGGGTTCATCCAGCAAGTACCAGACCAATGTTGCGCCAGCCTATCTTGCTCTGGGGTAAAAAATACGGGGCACTTCGCGTTGTCCGCAGTAGCGCAAACATCTACTGAGAATCCGTACTGTGCGTTCAAGGCATCGAACAGTTTCTGAGGCGTAGCCCATAGGTCCGTTGCACTACTAAATAAAACCTTGTCTACCATTGCTGCTCCTTATAGTTCATCGTTGACTCCAGATACTAAGTTAAGAAATTCACCCAACACTTTTTGCTTTGTCCGCAATCTGCGGTACAACTCTGCCTCGAACGGCGTGGCATATAGGTGCCACACAGTCGTCTTGCCCTCGGTAGACAAACGCCTAATTCTTGCGTTGGCTTGTTCATATTGCTCCAGCGAGTAGATAGGTGCAAACCAGATAATGTCCTTCGCGGCCGTCAGCGTCAGTCCGTGCGCCGCTACCCTTGGGTGTGCCAGCAAAACCTGAATACCGCTCGTGTGCTGAAAGTCATTAAATATCTGATTACGCGCTGTCTTACCCACCCCGCCATGTACAGATGCCACATCGTAGCCACCTTTGCGTAATGACGCTTCCAACCAGTCCTGCACTCCCCGTAACGGGCAAAACACTATTACCTTGCCGCCTATCTCATCAAGCAACTCGGTGAACGTATTATACCTGTCACTGGCATCTATTTCAACTCGATCTGTGTCGCTGTACACCACACCGCAGCAAATTTGCAATAGCTTGGCCAGCACCACTGCCGCGTTGGGCGCCGCCACCTCCGCGCCGGAGAAAAATGTCACCGCCTTCTCCTGCATTTCCTTGAACGCCCGCTTCTGTTGCGCCGTCAGCGTGGTCTTGCGCCCCACAAAATTAGTGTCTGGCAAGTCCTTGCACTCGTCCAGCGAAAATCGAATCGACGGCTGCAAAATCTTCTTGCATGTCGTCAGGGCGTCCGGCCGCGCGGCCCACTTGAACGTCGTAATTTTCTGCATCACCATGTCCTTGAACGTGGTGTAACTCTTCGGGCACGTGGGGGAATTCACCAGTCGCGCAAGGGTCCATGCGTCTGCAGGGCTCTGCGAGATGGGTGTGCCCGTCAGCATCCACAACCATGGGTCATACTTCGACATCCACTTCGCAAACATCTTGTAGCGTTGTGAACTCGGAGACTTGAGGGCGGTGGCCTCATCGTAAATTACGAGGTCGAAGTTGGTCAGCACGTCCTGCATGTTCGTGAAGCCATCGTGGTTGATGATGAAGTATTGGCAGCCGGGTGTGGCCAGCAACTCTTCCCGCTTCTTCCGGTCCCCTGTGACTACCTTGAAAGCCCTGTGGGGTAAGTGGTGGTACAACTCTCGGCCCCACACCACAGTCAGGGTAGACAGTGGCGCCACGATCAGTATGCGTTTGATAACCCCTTCGTCCAGCAAGAAATCAGCCGCCCAGATGGACGACAAGGTCTTGCCAGTGCCCGGGGCATTCAGCACCAGTGCCCGCTTGTTCATTGTCAAAAACGCTGCCGTGTCCTTTTGATGCTCCATAGCCGCAAAGCGTGCAGGCCACGAGTAGTAGGACAAGATAGGCGCAGGCACACTAAAGCCAAAGTTTTTAAGCACCAGTGACTCTTCGACACCATGATGCAGCGCAAGTAAATTCTGTCCGCCATGGGTAAATGCCTTCGCGTGGGGAATCACCGACGCCACTTGTGCGTAGCTAGGTGAGTCGATGACAAGTTTGCGGGATGAGGGAACTACGAGCATTACATAACCCCGTTGCGAGCCGCGCACTCACACGCCCAGACGCTGAACTCCAACAGGAAGTCCGCCACGTTCTTCTCGTTGATGAGCCAATACTTCCCGCCCGCCGCCTCAATAGCTGCGGCCTGCTTCTCCTGCCACGCTGTACGCTTACCGGCACCGAACTTGGTCTCGATGGCGAACGTAAACCCGTAGCACGTCCCCATGAAGTCAGGGATACCCGGAGTGCCGAAGCCATTGGCTGCGGGCATGTAGTACCACAAAAAATTGACCGGGTTACCCAGCGATTTCTTGACGGCGGCCTTCACATCTTTTTCGTTTTTCATTTCCGTTTTCCCTTCTTTGCGTCACCGCAGATGTCTTGTGCTGGGCACCATGGGCACAGGCCCGAGGGCTTGGCCGTGAATACGCCGAGGTCCACAGCTTCCTGCACCGCCACCAGTCGTGGCTCGATGGCCACCCACAGGCTGTCTGCATACCGGCGCTGATACACCACATTGGTCATGTCGTTTGCAACCAGCCACACGAAACTAGTCGCCACTTCCTCGACCTCTGGGTAGTGCAGAAATACCATCGCCGCAAACAGTTGCATCTGCGTGGGGTTGTCCTTCTTTTTGCCGGTCTTCCAGTCGATGCAGTACGCCTTCTTGCCGTCAATGACCAGCACGTCAGCGATGGAGCGCAGCCACACCTCGGAGTCGAACCAGCCGCAGGGTGTTTTGTCCCGGCGAATGGCCATCTGGTGCTCGAACAGCTTCTCGCCCGGGCGGTCACAAATCTTCTTGACCATGGGGAACCAAGCCTTCGCTTCGCTCTCCAGTTCCAAAATGCCTTCCAGCACAGGGATGTCCTGCTCGACCAAAGCCTTGCCGTAATTCTCCAGCGCGCCGTGTACCCGGGTCCCGTACTCTGTCGCTGTACTTCCGCTGTCCTTGATGGACTTCAGCACGTACAGATACTCGAACTTGCGCGGGCAAGATTCGTACGTAGACAGGCGGCTATATGATAGTGCCATGAGTTTATTAGTCATCGTCCCTCCAAAGCCTCAACGGCTAGTTGATCAGTAAGCTGAGAAATCAGCGACTCAAGTACAGCACGCTGCATGTACTTCGACGCAAATTGGGTGCCCCATTCGGAAGGGTCAGGTCGCGGTATGTGCAGCACAATGCGTGACTGCGGCCCTGTCCGCACAGACAGACTCACGACTAACCCCTCTCCTAGGCTGCTGCGGCGAACCTGCGTGCGTATTCCAATCCGGTTTAGCTCCGACACAGTTATTGTCCTTCCACTCGCTACAGTGTCACCCACGGCCACGGTGTGTCCTCCGAATTTCACGCGCCATGCTGTTCGCACGGGCTTCGTGCAGCCCGTGTTTGAACGTGTATGTGCAGGTGCTGAACTTGACCACGAACGGATTGCGTCGGGCCTCGTCATAGGTACTGCACGCCGCAGCCAGAAGTGCGGCCGCAAGCTGCGCCCACGTAGATACTACGAATTCACCCATAAATTCTCCAGTAAAGAAAGTTACTACTTGGCGTCGCCGTAGCTCTGCCCAAAGTCTGTCTCGCATGCCAAGGGTATAGTCCCTCGACACCATGGAGGCGCCAAAGAAAGGCATTCCTCCAAATAGGCTTGCGCCTCCATCAACTGATCATCTCGCACTACACACACTACTTCGTCGTGCACCGATAGAGCTACCGGATACCGCTGATTGAAGCGTGCAGTTTGCCACATCACGATGCGTCCTGCAAGGTATTGACAAAGATTTTCAACGACCTTGCCCCCATAAATTTTCACCTTCTCCCGGCCCATGGTGTAAACCCATGTCATCTCCTGTCGGCCGTCACGCATCATCAACTCTTGTCGCAGGTTGTGGTACTTCACTCCGGGCTGCGCCGCGGTCCCATATCCCTCGTTCGACGTGATGGCCCACGCATGGCGGTCCACCGGCAGCAGTGAGCACCCCTGTGCTATGTCGGGCAGGATCACATCGTTGCAGTACCGATGCAAGTCCATCACATTGCCGTGCACAGCCCGGTACAGGTCCACAATGCGCCGCGCGGTGTCGTCTGGAAGTATGTCCCCCGACTGGATGCGCACCATCTCCTTAAACTTCACCCAGCCCGCACCGTACTGCAGCGAAAGCATAGCGATCTTGCCCAACATGCGCTCCTTCTTGTCGGCCTTCGTCACCACCCGCCCGAACAGCTTCGATGCGAAGTCACAGTACAGGTCGATACCATTGGCCAACTTGTGCACCACGTCGTCCTGTCCCGCCGCCGCCATGGCCACACGCAACTCGATGTTGGACGAATCCCCCACGAGAATTTTATATCCCTCGTCTGCGATGATGCCTTTGCGAATACCCGCCGACGGGCCGCGCGCGGGCATGTTCTGCCAGTTCATCTGGTTACCGCCAGACAGGCGCCCAGTCGTCTTCGCGCCCCAGAAATTCAGGTACACCGGCAGGGGGCCGCGCTCGGCCATCTCCACCATGCGCAACACACGAGTCTCGGCAATCGTGGTCTTCACACCAAGCCGCGCGGACACCGCAGCCACTACCTCCTCGTTCTCGTCCTCCAGCAGCGCCTGAAATTCTTTGTCGGTCTTGGCAAACGCGAACGCCACTTTGCCGGTCTTGGTGGACACCTTGGTCGGCGGCACCACACCCAGATTGCGCAGGTGCTCCGCGAACTTGTCGTTGGACATGATGATGTCCTTCTGCAACTCCGCCTTCTCCAGCAACTCCCGCTTGCGTTCCACCTCCGTCACATACTGCTGCTTTAGTAGCCCTATGTCCCCACGGAACTGGGGCTCGGTAAACATCCGCACAATCATGTCGATCTGCTTCAACTCAATGGCGGGCACCAGCGGCTGCGTCACGCGGCTAATGTCTCGGCAAATCTCTGTGTCCCCCACACAGTACGCGGCGTACGCTGCCAGAAATTGCGGGCTCATGTCCGCCTTCCTTAATCCCATGGCATTAGCGACCTCTGTGCCCTTGTCCTGCAGCTTGAGGTGCTTGGCAATATTGGCCAACGAGTGCGACGGGAGGTATGGCCAGATCATGCGCGCCATCGCCAGCGTATCCATCCACAGTTTCGGCTTGATGCCGAAGTGGTGTGACATGAGGAAGCCGTCGAACAACGTGTTGTGGCAACAGACCGCCGAGTTCTCCCAGTCGAAGGTACCGCGCAGCCACCCTGCTATCTCCAGCATAGAGCCCGTGTACCACACAGGCTTCGCATCCATGACGCCTACCGACACACCAATAACTTCAAACCGGGAATCCTTGATGTACGCATCGGTCTGCATCTTCGACAGCGAATAGTCCGCAGAGTAGAAGGTCTCAAAATCCACGTATATGGTCTGCATCAAATACCTCCCGTCATACTTGCGGGCGGGAACGCCGCCATCATGTACCGTAGAGTATCCGCAACTTCATCGTGCTCCGGGCGGTTCGCTTGGTCCATAGCGTCGGCAGCCAGTATCGCCACGACACGCGCCGCGACTTTTACAAAGTCATCACAAAAATACTCCGCCCCCTTGTGCACTACCACATGCCCATTTTCGATATTCCGCACAACAAAGGCCACCGGGGGCGCCGAAGCCGTCGGCATTTGGTCCAGTGCTTGCCGTGCTGCTGTGTTGTCCGCCAACCAATTGCGCTTGGTGTACGTCGAAAGCCCGCTCATCGTACTACCCCACGCAGCCGGTCGGAGATCAATTGCGCATATCCCGCGATGTCCACCCATGAGTCGTCGTAGTCCGGGTCACCGTTCACGATGCGGCCCACCTTGTGCATGATCATGTCCATCGCCTCATACTGGTCAGCGGCCAGTACCTTGCCCCGCAGGGCAAGTTGTTCCCGGTAGTATGCCTTGAGGTGCTGCGTTACTTCCGCGTGCCCCACGAAAGCGCCGTAGCGTTTGCCGCGCTCAGTAAGAGTCTCGGTGATATTCGTCATTTGCTAGTCTCCACAATAAATTTACGGTATGCCTCGCGGCGGGTTTTGATGTCGAGTTTCAAACACTCGATCTCGTGCTGTTTTTCTACCAGCAAGTTGTATAGCCGTGTGGTTTCGTCCACAAGTGGCTGTCGTTCCCACGTAGAGTAGGTGGGGGTATCTGCAGTATGTGCCATGGTCAGGGCGCTTTCAAAATTCGATGGACGTGGGAAATATGCAAACCATACTGGTTCGCCAACACAAGGGGTTTGTCGCCCCGGCTGTGCGCATCCTTTATACCTTGGTTACGCTCCATGCGCCACTGCTCAAGGCTGTGAGACCCACCAAGGTCTGCACGTAACCACGACACTCCGCCCCTTCTATGTAGCTCTGCCCACTGCGCATCGGTCAGGCGCACGCACCGCTCGAACAATTTCTCAGGCGGCTTTGGTCTTGGCACGGCGAGTCCTCTTTGGTGCGAAGTTTCCCTGCATCCGGTCCATGTACGCTTCGCTGTTTTTGGACAGCCCGGCAATCTGGCCGTAGTCCTGTCCCTCGGCCCGCTTGGCATCAACCGTCACACTAGCTGCCGCGCTGTGTCTCGCACGCAACTCGACTGGGGTGAACGAGCGGGAATCTACCGCGGTTTGCCAGTGGAACGGGGAGTCCGGTGGGCACTTGCAAGTGCGAGCATTATGGCTTGACATCTTCTTTGTCCTTGTTGCGTTTTGGTAATGGTAGCCATGCGACGCAAAACGATGCGTCCCACGGCCCGGTGATGTGAATGCCGCCCTTGGTGAGTAGGGACACCTTGGCCCCCGGCTCGGGCCAGCGCTTGTCGATGTGGGGGTAGATGAACTCGCCACCCTCGGCCCCGGCTTGGTAGGATGTCATTGTGTACCCCTTGCACGGATAGCTACCGCAAGCACATTTGGCGTGTCGTTTTCACATGTGCTGTGTCGGTCAGCCACCTTCGCGCACTCCTCGCGCTCATGGGCGGCTACCAGTGAATGAAATGCCTCAAGAAACTCGATGGTTTCAGGCTGCGGTACGTCTCGGAATGTGTGGCCGTGAATTGCTGCGGCCTCACGCGCCATCCTTATTACATCACCGCGGCTCATACCTTCTTCTCCTTCAGCGCTGCAATAATCACAGCGATCACTTCGCCCGTCTTGCCGAACGCACGGGTGGCGTTCATTGCGTCGAGCAGGGCACGCTCGTACTCGGCTTCGCCGTAGTTGAGAATTTGTTCTTCTGAGTAGACCCGCCCAACGAATTCGTCGCGATTGATGTGGTACAGATGCTCTGGTGTTGGTGTTGGTTCGGTCACTTCCTTACTCCTTGAATTACAGCCATTGCGATGGCGCGTTGTGGGGTGTCTGCGCGGTAGATTTCTCCGTAGTGCGCAATCTCCCACATGCTGTTGATATGCTTTGGAAAGCAGTTGTACTTCTCCGCAATCGGACCGATGACGTTCCAGTCGCGGTAATCGAAGGTGTGCCACCATCCGTCAACATCGCGGACGCACACAGCATCTTCCTTGAGAGCGGAAAGGCCAATGTGCTCCCACCCAATAGCCAGCGCGAGGGCTTTGTTTATTTCGATATCAATCATTTAGAGTCCTTCGTCGGCCAGTGCTTCGGCCAGAATTAAAAGCGCAAGGCTGCGTTCAAACGGTGTCTGCTTTTGCCACCGCCATATCCAGTCGCCATCTAGTTTGCAAGCCATTGCAGCTTCAATCGAAAATCTCGGGAACTCTTGCAGATTTACACATGCCCTCTGTAGCGCCATCTCGCGCAACGCCGTGCTGATCGGCCCGTAGGCTAAGTGCGCGTCATCGGGGTGGATGCGGCAGTCATCATTGCGATCAGTAGGCACATTCATTACGCATATTTGCCCCCCAGACCCATCTGGTTTTGGGTATTCGATCCGCGCACCACGCGCTGCTGCAAAAAGTAGTCGGGACATCACGCACCTCCTTTGATTGCTGTTGCCATGCGGTACGCGCCTAGCTGGATGTGCCAATCAGTGCTATTCCCCACGCCCGCTCTGGCGTACTCGGCGAGTGCAGCACGCAGTTTTTCATTTTCCGCCGTCAAGGTGTCAAGGCTGGTACTTGGTGCGGCCAAATAGACGGCGCGCACCGTAGAGCCGCCGCGCTTGATAAGATGGTCGTACATCTCCTTGGTCTGGTCAATCCAATTCCCGTTTGCCAATTGGTATTGGTAGATGGCTTCAGGGCTGGTGCTTGGTGCGGCCTCAGCATCCCCGCCGTTCGGGGTGAGGGATTGCAACATCTTGGTGGCTTTTGAGAGCGTGTCCCATTTGTATTCGCCATCGTCAGTCGTACCTGCACGGTCAAGTACGCCAAGGAGCAGGTCAAGCTGGGTCTGCGTAATTGTGTATGTAGTCATCCCTTATCCCCCCGCGCTTGCGCGCTCAAAAAGCCAGTGAAAAAACCCGCCGAAGTACAGCCCCAGCAGGGCAGCAAAAGCAACAGCGCCGAGCGCCGCGAAAAAGTTGAAAACCCAGCCCATCACGTAGTCGAACGTGAACGGGCTGTCGAGGTCTTCGTCCTCTGGTAGTGGTGTCATGTTATCTCCAGTAAGCAAGTAGCCACAGAAGGGCTATGTTGATGAACAGCAGTAGGTAGTTAATTGCTCGGCGCATGGTTGACGTACGTGATGATGTTGTCGAGCACCTGAATGGTTTCTGCGGTGGCGCATCCCCCAAGCAGGGCGCACAGGGCGATGATGATAGTGGTCTTCATTTCTTCACCGCCTTCTTGGCAGGCCAGCCCGCTTTCACGAAGTCGGCCATGATGTTCTGAACCACGGGCAGCTGGCGTGAGGTCTTCTCTATCTCCGCTGGCAGGTAGCGGTCGAACTCGGGCAGCAACTCGCGCAGCGCCTTGGTCGTAGTGCATCCGTACGCTGCGCCTTTGAGGTTGACGCGTAACGCGTCGCGCGCCTGCTTCTGTGCATTGTGCGCAGCAACGAGGGCGGCTAACTTGTCAGTCGCCGCAGCGGGCGTGGGGATTTCACCGTATCGGTCGTTCGTTGGTACAGAGAACGAGCTACCGCATCCGCGCGCCGAAGTCAGAGCTAGGTACGGGCGTGTTGCGTTTGATGCCCACATGTCTTGCACAACCTTCGGCAAGGTCGGAATGTACGCCTCCAAGAACGCCGCACGGTATGCCTCGTGGTAGTCGATCTTTGGCACGTCGTCCATGACGGAGGTGATGAATGCGTCGCGGGTGTAGTTTGTGAGTTTCATTTGTTTTTCCTTAATCCCACGGGATTAGTTACAGGGTTACGGTTCCAACGACATCGCCTTTGTGGACGATGTCGTATTCTTTGCCAAATTGCTTGGCGCCTTTTTGTATTGCCACGCTGTGCATGATCTTGAACGAGCGCCCGAGTGTGGACACGTAGATGACACGTGCTGCCTCATCGACACTCAACCAGTTCGGGTCCACGTCGGTGTCGGCACCAAGCTCCTCGAAGCCTCGCACCACCTTGCTCTCAAGGCGGGTCAGTTTGTTCAATACTTCAGTTTGGAAATTCATTGTGTAAGTCCTCAAGTTCGTAAGCCATAGAAAGTTTGCGCACGGTTCCATCCGCACAGCGGAAGGGTGGCTGCCCATCGGGCACAACGTGCGACACCAAGCCGGGCTCAATGGAGTTCATGTCCAGTGGGCGCCCAAGCTCGATGGCACAAAATCGCTGCCATGAAATATACAACGATTCGGACAGGCTCATAGTCGCACCTTCACAGCTTTGCCGAACGGCGCGGCATGGTCGCGGGTACCTACGTTGCCCCAGATGACAGGCCACTCGGGCTCGACGCACTCATCGAGGTTGCCCTCCATGTCCGTCAGGTAAATAAACGCCGCCACACGGTCGGTCTCAGCAACACGCTGGAAGTGGTCGAACACGGGCTTGAACCGGGTACCGCCTGTGCCCACAACCTTAAGCGCCAGCGGGTCACCCCGCATGAAACGCTGCACACCAGTGATGCTGTCCGCGCAGTACACCACCTCGACCCACTCGGGGTTGGTATCGTCCACGATGCCCTGAATCTCTGCGCACAGTTGGTCAGCCATCTGCTGCGACACAGAGCCCGACACGTCGAAGCCAATGGCCAGCCCACCCATCTCCTCGCTGCGAAGCGTGGGGAAGTACATACCACGCCCGATGTATCGGCGCGAGAACCGCGAATAGCTGAAGTCGTTGCGGGCCGTCATCATCATCACAGCGCGCATCTCGTCCTGCCAGCGCACCGAAGCCTTGCCCACCTCGCCGATGATACGGTCGATCAGCGCAGAGCCATCGCCGCACTCACGGGCCATCTTCGCGGAGGTAATGATGCGGGCCTCCACGTCCGCCTTGGTCGCCTCGTCTGGGGCATCCTCCAGATCACCCTTGTCGTCCCAGCCGCCGTTGCCTTGGCCCTGACCCTCGCCGCCCTTGGGCTGCTTGTCGGCTTCGTCCTTGAGGCGCTTGTACACATCATCCGTGTCCATGTCTTCCTTGACCCATGGAATCTCGACACCGCCGGCAGGTAGCTGGTAGCCCTTGTTCTTGATCATGCGGTTGATGACGGCGTCAGTCGCTTGATTCCACAGGCCAGCGTCTAGGTCACCACGGCGCCACATGTGCATGAGGATGACGTGCAGTGACTCGTGCATATACAGCCCGAACAGTTGCTCGTCGTTCCACTGCTTGCCCCACTCCTCGCCGAACTTAATCCACGTGCCGTTGGTGCCCGCAGTGAACTCTGCGTTGTCCCGCACGATGACGCGGGGCATGGTCGCAACCACGGCCGCAATGAACGGCTCCCGCAAACCCAACTTGCTTGCAGCAAGGTCAATACGTTGCTCGAAACTCATAGTAAATCTCCAGTAAAAAAGCTAAACCCCGAGGGCTGCGATAGCTTCCAAAAACAGCATCGCTTCGTTCTGCGTATCGTACGCCTTACCGAGGTGCGGGTAAATACGTGCCTGCCATATTCCGTCGGGCAGGATGTAAATTTCTCCCATCCGCACGCCACGAACATAGTATACATACTCCTCAGAATACCTGAATGGTTTGTACCAACCATCTATCGCCGCCTTTGATTTGGGGTCCTGAGGAAGGGTTACGTTCCTCCCGCAGACGATTGTTCCAATGCCCATATTGCCTCCACGTGTAGTCGTCCTTCTTTCATGCTATCCACGTACTTGACGTGGTCGAATGAGGTGGCCGAGGCCACCAGTCTGCCAGTGCGATCTGGCTCAACGCGGCCGAAGACAACCCAGTTGTTCTTCTCCGGCTGCCGTTTCTGCCAAGCGCTGTAGTACCCCGGGGCTACGGCTTTGTGCAGCACTCGGCACATTGCGTATGCCTTGTGAGTGGCCGTAGCATGCCACTCTAATCCCATGGGATTAGCCACGTTTGAAGGCATCCGCGTTCTTAGCCGCCCACTGGGTGAACGATGGGGAATTCACAAGCGCTTTGCAGCGGCGGTACGCCAGCTTGACGGTCAAGGTCTGGATGTCTTTGGGCATTTTCTGGATGAAATTCCACGCACCGTCGAAGTTGTCCTCGTTCACACGGGCAGCCAAGCCCATGGCGATGCAGTACCGCACGTCCAGCTTCTCGGGCACGTCGATGTCCTTGCCGGCCAAGATGGCGTCCAAGCTGGGCATGGACTCCCAGACACGTAGGTGAGCCTCGAACGCAACGGCTGCCTCATGGCCCACGTCGCCCTTGAATGACTCCACACGGTCAGCGGGGCGCAATTCCAGCGCCAGTGAGTCAGACACAGCGAACCACGAACGTGGGCTTGGGAACGAGTCAATTGCGCCAGTGCCCTCGAACTTGTGCAGGTAGTCAGCGCGCGCCTTGAGGAACGACGTCACCTCTGGGGCAATGTCGCGGGTAACCGCATGGTCAATGAAGTCGTCCAGTGTGGTCACGGCTTCGATCTTGTTGAACCTGTTGAGCAGCGGGCCTGCCATCTGGAACGTGACGCCACGGTCGCTTTGCAAATTGCCAGCGGACACAACCATCCAGCCCTTTGGGATACCGTATTGGTCAGGTGTCAGCACCATCTCGTAGGCAGCGGCCTGAATGCTGGGGGGAGCAGACGTGATCTCGTCAAGGAACAAAATGCCCGAGCCGGTCTGGGGGATCGTGTCTGGCCGGAACATGATAGTCTGTTGTGTCTCCATGTTGGGCACGGGGATACCCTTGAGGTCAGTGGGTTCCATCTGCGACAAGCGCAGGTCCACGACGCCCTTCCAACCTTCGATGTGCTGGCCCAGCAACTCGCTGGCCTGATACACGCACTCGCTCTTGCCGATGCCCGACTTGCCGACGATGAACATGGCGCGACGACGGGTTGCCTCGTTGGTGTAACGCTTGGCGATGAGGGGTGTGATGTGTCCAATTCTCATGATGAATCCAATCAAAGAGTAAAAATAAAAAAGAGTCTGTCCCGCAGTACCGCTGCGGTGCCGGTTAATCCCATGGGATTAGGTTTGCCTCTCAGCCTTCGCCATCTGGAGCGCAACGTACTGCGCCAGCGACACCTGCTTGATCTCGCAGTTGTTGTCATAGCCCGAGGGCTTCCAAGCCTTTGGAGTGTAGTCCCATTCGACCTTCTCCGCAAACATCATGAGCGACACCAATTCCTTGGCCTTGCTCATGGGCAGCATCAGGGACGCATACCCGTTGTTGCTCACAACAACCATGGGGTCGTCCGGGTCGATGAGGGGCTTGTCTTGCGTTTTGGTAGCCATTACATCATCTCCCCAATAGCGGCCAGCAGCGCCTTGGACGCGGCGTGCGTCTTGGTGCGAAGGTCCGGGTCCACACGCAGCGCGTCAGGGTGCGGTGCAATGTCTTTGGCCTGCGCAGCCACAGCCTTGACGTTGTCGGGCAGCAGGTCAGCGAACTCGCTGATCATGGCCACCTCGTGCAGCAGGTTCTCGATGAGGGTGTCCCGGAATATGGGGGCCACCATCTCGGTCTCGCCGGTCTTCTTGTTGACCTTGGTGCGGCTCGCGCCAGTCACTGTGGCCAGCTTCTCGACGGCATCACGCAGACGTTGCAGCGGCGCCTCGACCAGTGCCTCTTGGGCACGCAGCACATCACGCTCGACGGCAGCCTTGAGGATGTCGGTCTCTGCCTCACTGGCCGCCACACGGAAGTCGCTCATGTCCGTTACTGGCAGGTAACTGATCTCGAAGGCGAACTGCGCCTTGAGGTCGCTCACATCTGGGTACGCATTGGCGTCGAACAGAGCGCCTTGGCGGCGCTGCGCCTCCAGCATCACGTTGGCCCAGTTGTTCAGGAACACCGTCACCGCCTGCGAGAATTGAATCTCGAACTCGCCGACACGCAGCGTGAAGTCCATGAACTTGGTCATGGGCAGGAGGTCAGAACCACGGCTGCGCCCCCATGGGTACGTGTTGCGCTCGATGTACGCCCGGGCCGCCGACTCGACGGCAATGATGGGGGCAATCAGGCTCTTGGGGTACAAGTCCTTGGTGTACTTTCCCGCACCTTGTGCGTTGTTTGCAATTTCGGCATCTTGGGTGGCCTTGTCGTCTTTAGCCGACAACTGAGGCTTACGCACGGTAAGCGACACGATCAGCGAATTGTTTTTGATGGACATATAAATACTTTCTTAATCACATGGGGTTGTGTAATGAGTTGTGAGACTACTACGGCAGAAGCTAAACTACTTTCCGTGTACTCCGACACTAGAAATGGTTGCGCCTTGCCGTTGCCGTAGCCGTTGCCGTTGCCGTTGCCGTTGCCGTTGCCGTAGCCGTAGCCGTTGCCGTTGCCGTTGCCG